TTACCCATTGAGCACCAACCCCTCCGGGGTTAGCTGTACAACGTAAAAACGTAGGCAGCTCTGGGTCAGTTGTTCTTAATCGTGATGCTAGATAATTCCAACCAAATTCTGTTGGTAAGTGTGTTATCTCATCAAAGCCAATCCAACTGTATGCTTGTCCTTGATAACGATACACATCTGCATCTCGTTCTAAAAATCCAAACTCTATTTTAGCACCAGAAGGAAACTGCCAAAGTTTTTCAACTTCTTTGAACTTAGCTCCCGGAAATGCATTCGGATACAATTCACGAGACTTATCTATAAGTTCTCTTAGTTCAGGCATTGACCTTCTTATTATCAAAGCTCTATGAGCTTTAATGTGACAATACCTTAGTGGGTCTATAAGCATTGCAAAGCTTTTCCCACCACCAGCTGCTCCTCCATAAAGTACATCTTTTTCGGAGGAAGCTAAAAAATCTGTCTGAGGTCCTTCATTAGGCATAAATGCCACAGTAGAACCTGTAGTATCTAAATGTTCTTGAACTGCATCAGGTAATTCTTTCTTATCTGATTCTGTTAGAACATTAGTTGTTAAAGCTTTTTCTTTTTTACTTAACTCAGTTTCTGCTCTTTTTAAATTCCTTCTAAGTTTTTTAACTTTTTGGTTTTTATTTTTTAAAGCTTTCTGAGCTTGTAATGCAGCTTTAACACTACTTAATTCTGTATTCTTTGGTCTACCACCTTTCTTTCGTGGAGTACCATCTTTGTTAAGTATATACTCTCCTGAAGCATTTGTCAAGTACTTTTCAGGATTTATTTCCCAATCTTCCATATACTTTGTCTACATATTTTTTTAATCCGGGTCGAGACATAGATTTTCCTGTCTCAGCTTCTAACCAATCAACTGCAATACCTAAACTAATTTCACCATTAAACACAGCTGCTGCTACTTCTTTTAGTATTATTAATTCTTCTGGTATAGGTTTTAAATAACCTTCAAGCATATCGTCTGATTCATAACCAAAAGGAATAGTAGAAGAAGCTCGTTTTATATATCCGTCAGGTATCATTTCTTTTTCTTTTTACGATGTAAGCCATGTTGAGCATGTTGTTTACCTTTAGCAGTAGCTTCTCGTTTCTTTTTATTAGCTGCTGCAAGTTTACTACGACCTTTAGAAGTTGATTTAAGTTTTTTAATCTTAGCAGCTGGAGCATATACTTCACCGGTCTCCGAAGACTTTTTACCACTTGGAGTTCGCCATTTTTGTTTAGTCCACGTTCTAAGACTTCTTTGACTTTTTTTGAGTGCCATGTTTTTTTCTAATTGCTTCTTTACCTTTTTTAGCTATAGAAGCTTGTTGTGTTTTACCAGCTACTTTAGCTCGTTGTTCTAAAACAGTTAGTATCTGTATTTTACGAGCAAAAGGTTTATTAATTTTTTTAACTTTAGCAACTGTTGCTCTAGCATCTGCTGGTGTTTTATATTTAATACTAACAGTATCTTTAGGATTCTCATCAGTATATAAACGTCTACCTGAACCTTTTGGTTTTTTACCTGTACCTTTTTTAGGGTCTTTCTTTTTCATGCTTGTAAAAAATAAATAACTGCTACTGCTAATGTTGGTGGTATAATAGTCATACACGATGGAATAATTACTGCATATAGCATAGGGTTACGCAACATTATTGTATTAACATCTTCTACTTTATCTTGGTCCATTGCCTTTATTATTACCAGAATCGTATTCAGTTAAAGCTTTCCAATAAGTTTTTCTTTTAACATTAACTTTATACCAAAAAATATTCATACCTCTAGGGTTTGAATTTTCACCTATCATAGCAATAATACATAAAGCTAGGGTTGTTAATAAAATAAAATCTGTCATAGTTTAAAATCCTTTTAATGATAACAAAGTTAAATTTATTTATAACCACCACCTTTAGCTTTATATTGTTTAGCTAACATCTGTGCTTTACGAGCTGACCATTGACCGGGTTTACCACCTTTACTACCAGCTTTAATTCTATTAAAAAGATTCTTACGCATAGTAGGTTTAGTATAGTTACCAGCTTTATTTACTGTCGATTTCTTTTTTTTCATTATTTTTTTTATTAAATATTTTATCCCAGTTATCTGAAAATTGTTGAGTAGATACTGCTGATGGTCTAATTCTAGAACCTTTACCAATCCTACCTTTATTTTTTTTATTGGTCATTAAGACCGGTTTTTCATCACTTCCTAAACTTGGCATAATTTGTGAGCAGTTTTAATTCTTGCTCAGGAAGTATGGTTAGTTAGTCCATTTAACACCACGGTAAATACCGTTGGTAGCTTTCTTAGACTTACTAGGTTCTGCATCATGCTTGATACCTCTGTAAATACCCGGTTGAGCTTTCGCTTTTTCAACGTGAGTATTTTCAAGAGTTACCTTGATACCTCTGTAAGTAGCCATATCGTGCCTCCAGTTTTCATAGGTTAATATTAAGTCATATTTAAATGACAGCCTATGCGTTCCTTCGGTAGATGTCGGTCTCTGTTCCTATTGCTAGTACTTAGCTTACCCCTATTACTAGGGAGGTTTTCCTTTCTAACCTACTTCCGTCTCTTTCGAGATGAACGAAAATCTTACCACTTTACTTTATGTGACCAATAACGGGCACTTAATTTACTTGGACTTGAATCTTGAGCATTATGTCTAGCATAGTAACTTTTTTTTCTAGCTTTGTCTTTTTTAGAAGTTGGGTTTTTACCAGCACCTTTAACACCTTGTTGTCCAAATCTAATTGTTTTAATTTTATCACCTACTTTAGCAACTACCACATGCGATTTAGTTTTATGGTTTGGAGTACGTTTAGGTTTATTATAACCAGATACTCCAGCTTTTGCAAGTCTTGAATCTTTTTTCTTAGCCATCTTAATGTAATACTCTATTTGTTATATCTTCATCTATATAAGACATTAATTCATTTTTAAAAAATATTTCTTTAAATTCACCTAGTAATATTAGTCCATTATAATCAGCAACTTCTTTAGCTTGTTTTGAATCTTGAGCAATAATATTAGGACCGGGGAAAACTTCTCCATCTTTAGTCATCTCTGTTAGAAATATTTTCATACTCAGCATCCTCAACTGTTTCTATAGGTTGTTTATCGGGCATTAAAAAAATACCACCACCTACCCTGTGATTCACATCTATTGTATCTTTACGACCAACACCAACTCTATCTAGTAGAGTTTGAGCTGCTGCTAATTTATTATTGGCTTGAACTATAGGTCGTTTAGATTCCATAATCTCAACAAGCTTAAAAGCTGCTTTAGGTGCAGAGTTTGCTAATATCTCATTAGTTATTTCTAAGATTTCATTCTTTAAAGTTTTAACTACATGATGATAATGACTTGTATACCCTGCAAGTTCTGCAGCCTTTTTAGCATCACCTTCAGTTTCAACTAAGTGTTCTAAAAACGATTGTTGCTTTTCAGTAAGTTGTCGTTTACTAGTAGTATTATTTACACTTGGTAGAATTGCCATGCTCTTTATTATAGTAGTATTAATTAGTTTTGTCAAGTAATTAAAAATAATTTTAAAACTTCTTGACAAAAGCTGTTTTAGAAGCTATAATAACTTTAGTGCCCCCCCGGGTGAATAGTAGTATATTAGAGAGTTCTCTCAGTCCAAATACTACCTCCATAAAACTACCTTTTAACTATAAAAAAACTACTAGTCTTTAGAGTCAAAATGTTAACTAGTAGCCGGGGCAATCTGGTTTACATCCAATCTTATTAATTTTGTATGACCATGCTATATATATGGGTGGTGGAGGGCATGGTCACCTGCCTGCCCCTATAGAATATAAACATATCCTTACATTCCATAATAAAAACTAACAAAACTAATGAGGACTAAGAAATCTTCAAAGAACATAAACTAAGTTAAGTAAGCTTTGAGAATTTTGCATAGACTAAAGGAACTCTAATAACTTCAAAAACCATTCAGTCTTCTTCAACATAAGTTTTCCAAGTACAACTAAGCAAAAGTCCAAAGCTACAGAATCTAAAGGGCTTTTAGTCCATTTAAGTTACCATTAGCTTTCTTAGCAAAATGAAACCTTTACATTCCCCTAGAGTTGCTTAGCCCTTAAGATTCTCTACAAATCCTTTATCATCACCATATGCCTATGTTACAAAGAGTCCTCATTATGTTGTAGTTATATTTAAAAGAGTTTCAAAGTAATCTTGAAGAGCTACCAAATTCTAGAATCCTGAAGAGTTGGCATTAATCAATTTAACCTAATAACTTGATAACTTTGAAACACTTTATCTTCTATTAAGCTCTATTAAGTAAGAAAGCAACTTGTTTACTAAGAGTTATTACAAATACAATTCATCAAGTTAACAATACTTTAAAGATTTTGTAAATAAAAATAGTAACCTTAAAACTCTGTAAGCTTCGAAGACTCAGCAACAGACTCTAAAGGTTCTCCAATTTGACTAACAAAATCTAATAAAGTAAGGTTAAGTCATGAATTATATTCTAATAACACTAAGTAACCAAAACACTTACTTTCTTAATGACCTTAATGAAGCTAAAGAGTTTCTAAAGTTCTCTAAGTTATTAGGTTTTAATTGCTTATTGCTCAAATCTTCTAAGGATTCTGAGTTTGGTGTTCTTCAAGATTACGTTGAAGAATTAAATAAAACTACACATAATGAGGTGTAACATGGCATATGATGCTACTAAAGTCTCTGAAGAGACTCTAAAAGGACCAGCAACTTCTGGGCAATGTAAAGCTTTAGGCTTTCATTTTGCTGCAAAAGCTAATGGTAAAATAGATTGGACTAAAAGAAGCAGAGTTTCTGCTACGCTTTGGTCTTTTGCTTCTAAAGGAAAACTTTCTTATGAAGAAGCTTCATTGCTTTTCGAAGTTAAAAAACTTCCTAAAGTCTATGCAGACGCTATCAAAGTTTACTTAGCTAAGAATAAGTAACTTTAAAGACTCCTAAGACCTAATAAGTCTTGGGAGTTTTTATTATTCCACTTCAGTTGATATGTTTATATTAGTAGGGGCAAACGAAAAGGGCTCAACAAGTTGAGTCGTTTGAGTTTAGGTGACCATGCCCTAAGAAGATTTAAAAAAAAGAAAGTAAGAAAGGAATTTTTTAAATGTTAAAGTCGAAAGTATTAGATGGGGCGAAGTATTGAGGGATAATTTAAAATATACTATTAATAAGTTATGTATAAACTGTGTATAACTTGTACATAAGCTGTGTATAAACTTTAAAATTCTTAAAAGGTACATAAATAATTTTGAAAAAGGTACACAAAATCTGTATATAATTATATATTCTATCTAGCCCCTGTTATATAACTTGCTTGACCTCGAGGCTTGGTCGTGTCAAGATTTAGGGGCTTGGCAGGGCTAGGCACTAGGTTATCTATATTAAACTTTAATGGAGATATTATGAAATTAACCAAAACACAGATAGAAAATCAGAAAAAAGCTGGTATTATTTACAAAAATAGTTTACCAAATTCTGAGCAAAAGGCTAATAAATTATTGGCAGAAGAGTATAAACAAAGTATTAATAACAGCAAAAATGTTATTAAATTCAATACTTTACTGGAGGCAGAAGAGTATTTAGAACAACTTGGTTTTTCTTATAGAGCTACGCAAAATCTAACTAAACAGCGTAAAGAAATATTGTTTGGAAAAAGAAAAGGTACAGACAGAAATGCAATACTTAAATCAACTTTTGATTTTAAAAATGATTACAGTATGGACATGGTGAATGTATATACTGTGAGTATTTGGTAAGTTAAGTTGTTATATAACTTGCTTGACGAGGGTGGCTTGGTCTTGCTAGAATTTCTAGGCATGGCACGACCAAGTTTTTAAAAATAATTAATTATGGAGATAATTATGGATAAAGAAATTACAATTATTGATGCTATTATGATAGCAGAAAGTTATGTAAATGAAAACATAGGAAATACTGAGGAGTTATAAAACTACTAGACAGCACCTCGCCAAGTTGCTAGAATTTATGGGCTTGAGAGGGCAAAATAATTAAAAAGGCATAAGGTAATAGCCTCTACTAAGAAAAACCTTAATAAAATTAATAATGATTTAATACATAATGGAGATATTATGAAAAAAACAGATACAGTTAGATTGTTAAGTTACGCAATTCATGATTTAGAAAAAATTATGGACTTTTTTAATCAAAAAGAAGAAGAAATCCTTGCTATAGAAATAAAAACACCTGCTACTGAAGCATATTTAGATTTGCAAAAGGGTTGTTTTATTGAAACTGTAATTTATGATAGAGCTTTTACTACTAATAAAACATATGAACTTTTACGAGAATCATTCGCACCTTTTGATGAAATTGATTTTAGATTAATTTCTCAAAAAACTGAATGGAAATATGATGATGATGAAGAAGGTACAGGATAGATACCTCAACTAGAAAAATCCTAATCCTGAACATGATTAAAAACTGTTCAATTTTTTTAACAATAAAATAATGGAGATAATTATGAGTAAGATTACTTATAGTAAACGCAATACTAAAACAACTGTAGCTATTAAGTTAGCTCCTCATTCAGTACAAGCTGTTTGGAATAGAGCTAATGCACTTGGTATAAATATATTAAGAGTTAGAGCTGTACAAAATAGAAATGAAATAACTAAAGGTGATACGTTTTTAGGCTTTCACAAAGCTAAAGTATCTGTTTATCAGCAACTTGCTAATCCTATGAAACCTTTGCATTTTATTAGACCTTTACCTTTAGGTGAAGATAATAATGGTATGCAAGTTTTACAAATTGCAGATAACCTTGATGTTCAACATACTCTTAAAGCTATAGATGACTTTGAAATCTATACTACTGCTTCTTTCTTAAAAAGAATTGCTTTAAGATTTAAATTTTTAATAAATAAATAACACACAACGGAGATATATATGTTAATATTTGATAACCTATCGGACATAAATGCTATTTACGGCATTTTATCAAAAGTAGGCGAGGAGTGTAATTACTATTGGCGAAATAGTGATGAGGTTGACCATGAAAAAGCTGAGTATGGTTCTAATCTTGAGTTGCGAGAGTATTTAATTAGTCACGGCTACATAGATAGTGGCTATGATTTAGTTAGACTAACCTATCACCTCAAAGACCTATATCCAACAACACCTGTTGCCGAAGAAAACAATAGGCAATACCATGAAGTTTTAAATAGACTTAATGAAAGAACCCAAAGAAATCTTTTATGGGAGATTCATAAAATGGAAAAAGATGTTGGAGAAAAGTTAGATAAATCTACTAAGTTTAACATGGCTTTAGATAAACTTTTAAACGAAAATAATTTCGAGGAAGACGAGGATTAAATGTTTGGTAGTTAGAAGTGCGTCTTTGTAAAATCCTTTGGAAGTCTGTACTGTTTTATACAGGGTGATGATGAAGAAGGTTAAGAATAAACAACGAATGAGAACTAAACCACTGCGTTACTAACTACCATTCTTTAAATATTTAATGGAGATATTATGAAAACTAAATTACTTACAATGATTAGCCCTAAACTTTTAAAGGGAGATAAATTACATACAAACTATATGTCTACAGTAATGTACTTATCCCCTAGTGATAGTGCAGGTGGTAAAACTATTTGTCCTTATGCAAAGATAGCTAAATGTGAAGAGGCTTGTTTAAATACAGCAGGTCGTGGTGGTATCTTCAAGAAAGGAGAAACTACTAATGCAATTCAAGAAGCTAGAAAGCGTAGGACACTATACTTTCAGAATAACTATGAAGACTTTATGACTCAGTTATTCTTTGAAATAAATAAATTTAAGGAGAAAGCAGAAGGTCTGGGAAAACTACCTTGTGTAAGACTTAATGGTACTTCCGATATACAATGGGAGTATCAAGAGCTACAAGGTAGGAACGTCTTTGAAACTTTTCCTGATATAACTTTCTATGATTATACTAAAATTCCTACTAGGAATATATCTGGCATAGATAATTATCATTTGACTTGGTCATACTCTGAAGCTAATATGAAGTATGCTAATTTATTTGATGAAGCTAACAAGAAAGGAATGAATATAGCAGTTGTATTTTCTAAGGAGTTACCTGAATTTTACAGAGGATTAAAGGTGATTGATGGAGATAAATATGACCAAAGATTTTTAGATGAGCCGAATGTAGTGGTTGGTCTGAAAGCAAAAGGCAAAGCTAGAAAAGATACTTCTGGTTTTGTAGTACACAATAACTTAATAGCAGTCGCATAATAGAGGTGACAAAATGAATGAAGAAGATAAAATAATTTGTGATTACTGTGCCAACCCTGAAATTGTAGCAAGGGTTAGCCATGTATTTTTATGTCAAGAATGCTACGACAAGGAGGAAGTATGAGCTTTGTAAGTTTTGATTCAGATGATATACAAAAAGGTGCAGATGCTATGCGTATATTAGATGGTATGGAAAATGCAATTTATGATATTTGTGAGTACGATTATGAAACATCTAAAGTAACTCTTCGAGAAGGTTTTACTTTAGAAGACTTAGTAAATGTTATTGCAGTTGGAATACTAGGCGATGCTGATAGATGGCAACGCTTGAACTATGAGAAACAACAACAAAAGAAACAGGAGGAAGCATGAAGAAATTATTAGAAGCAGTTAAAGAAGCAAGTATATCTG